TTTTATAAGCTTTGGTCGCGAATTATTCCGAAAGAGATCACGGGTGAAAACGGAGGGCCTATCCGTACCGAACACTCTGTCAGAGTATCAGTCGATGCTCGAAGGGTTGTTCAGCTCATTACCGGAAGAGCAGTGGACCCCGGTCATGCGGTTGTTGTGCAGGACCGACCTTTACTGGCTGCTGAGGTACGGAATGAGCCGGGCTGATATGGAGCGCCCCTGGTTATTCGATCGCTGCCGCGAAGTTCAGGCGCAGCCGAACGGCATGCTCGACCTGTGGTCGCGCGAGCATTACAAGTCGACAATCATCACGTTCGGCAAGAGCATCCAGGACATCCTGGCATCGCACGGTGATGATCCGCTGCCAGAGCACGGCGGCCGCGAGCTCTGCATCGGCATCTTCAGCCACACGCGCCCGAACGCGAAGGGGTTTCTGCGGCAGATCAAGTACGAGTTCGAGAGCAACGAGCTGCTGCGCGAGCTGTTCCCGGATGTTCTGTGGAGCAACCCGGGCAAGGAAGCGCCGAAGTGGTCGGAGGACGACGGCATCATCGTCAAGCGCAAGGGCAACCCGAAAGAGGCGACCGTCGAGGCGTGGGGCTTGGTCGATGGGCAGCCGACTGGCAAGCATTTCCCGCTGATGGTGTTCGACGACGTGGTGACGAAAGAATCGGTCACGACGCCGGAAATGATGAAGAAGACCATGGACGCCGTCGAGCTGTCGTACAACCTCGGCGCTGACGGCGGGAAGCGCCGGTTCATCGGCACGCGCTATCACCACAACGACGCGTACCGCACGCTGATCGATCGCGGCACGGTCGCGTCGCGCATTCGACTGGCGACGCACGACGGCACCCTTGACGGCGATCTTGCCCTATGGGATCGCGAGACGCTGCAGGCCAAGCGCCGAGACATGGGCCCGTACACCTTCGGGGCGCAGATCATGCAGAACCCGACCGCCGATGCGACGAACGGTTTCAGGCGAGAGTGGCTGCGCCACTTCGACCGCTCTGACGGCGGCGGGATGACGCTGTATCTGCTGGTCGACCCTGCAAGCGAGAAGCGCAAGACGAACGATTACACATCGATGATGGTGATCGGGCTTGGGTCGGATGAAAACTACTACTTGCTCGATTTCATTCGCGATCGACTGAATCTCACGGAGCGTGCAGACGCGTTATTCAGGCTGCACAAGCGCTGGAGGATCAGGCAAGCGGTCCGGTACGAAAAGTACGGCATGCAGGCCGATATTGATCACATAAAGGACAGGCAGAACAGGGACAACTATCGATTCGAGATCGTCGAGGTGGGCGGATCAACCCCGAAGAACGATCGCATTCGCCGCCTTGTGCCGCTTTTTGAACAGGGGCGATTCTTTTTGCCCATGGAACTGAGCTACACGGATCACGAGGGCAAGACGCGCAACCTCGTTCACGACTTCATCGAAGAGGAATATGCGCCGTTCCCTGTTGGCCAGCACGATGACATGCTCGACTGTGCTTCACGCATTGCCGAGCCGGATCTGCCGTTGTTGTGGCCGAAGATCGCCGAGGAAGACAAACGAGATCGCTATTCGCGATCGCAGGAACGCCGTACGGCGTGGACATCGTAGGAACGATCATGGTTGAAGAAGAGGTTGATACGCAGTCGCCCGCGGCGCCCGATGAGAATGACGTCATCGCGCGCATGATGCGTTACAAGCGCGAGTCCGAAGCGCACCTGGCGGAGTGGCGAAAGGAGGCAAGGCAGGCCTACGATTTCGTCGCGGGCCATCAATGGTCGGAGGAAGAAGAGTCCGAGCTGACATCGATTCTGCGCGCGCCGGTGGTGTTCAACCGGATCGGGCCGGTGATTGATGCGGTGTCGGGCTCCGAGATCGCGAATCGGCAGCAGGTCGCATACATTCCGCGGCGCGTTGGCGCCTCCGGGGTGAACGAGCTGCTGACCGGCGCGGCGGACTACATCCGCGATAACTGCGACGCGGAGGACGAAGAGTCCGAGGCATTCCTCGACGCCGCGATCTGCGGGATCGGGTGCGTCGAGACGATGCTCGATGAAGAGTCGAGCATCGAGGTGCAGGTCAAGATGGAGCGCCGGGACATGTTCGAAATGTCCTGGGACCCGAACGCGCGCCGGAAGAACCTTAACGATCGCGAATGGGTGCGCCGGTGCGTGCCGATGAAAAAGGCGGACGTCATCGCGCGCTGGCCGGACAAGAAGGACGATATCGAGGCGGCATTCTGGGACGCGGAAACGTCCGACCCTCGTGACGATCGCGAACCGCACGACGCACAGAGCGCGTGGAAGTATGAAAACGGCCGGGGCTACGATCGCAAGACCGGCATGATGCTGGTCGAGCATGCGCAGTGGCGTGAGCGTGAAGCGTACTGGCGCGCGCTCGATCCGAGTACCGGGCAGATCGTCGAGATGGACGACGCCGGCATGGAGCGCGTTCGCGGCCGGCGCAAGGAACTCGAGAAAGCCGGGGTCTTTCCGCCCGGCGCACAGTATCAGGAGGTTCGGCGCAATCGGGTGGTGATCAAGCAGGCGTTCGTGATCGGCAAGACACTGCTCGAAGAGGGTGATGCGCCGATCAAGGATGATTTCTCGTACAAGTTCATCACGGCCAAGCGCGACCGGAACAAGAATCGGTGGTACGGCCTGGTGCGGTCGATGGTCGATCCGCAGCGCTGGGCGAACAAGTTCTTCAGCCAGCTGCTGCACATCATCGGCTCGAACGCCAAGGGCGGGCTGATGGCCGAGGAAGGGGCCACGAGCAACTGGCGCAAACTTGAGCAAGATTGGGCCAAGGCGGACTCCATCGTCAAGTTGAACGATGGGGCGCTGAGCAAGGGCAAGATCATGCCCAAGCCGCCAACGCCGTTCCCGGCCGAGATCAATCACCTGCTCTCGTTCGCCGTTCAGAGCCTGCGCGATACCAGCGGCGTGAACCTGGAAATGCTCGGGCTGGCCGATCGGGAGCAGCCCGGCATCCTGGAAGCCCAGCGCAAGCAGGCCGCCCTCGTGGTGCTCGGCACGATATTCGACGCCTTGCGCCGGTATCGCAAAGAGCAGGGGCGGCTGCTGGCGAAGTTCATCCGGACCTATCTGTCCGACGGCCGGCTGGTGCGCATCCAGCAGGGCAACGGCCTGGAGCAGTACGTCCCGCTCGTTCGGGACGCGGTGAGCTTCGAGTACGACGTCGTGGTTGACGAGGCGCCCACTTCGCAGAACACGAAAGAGCGCACGTTCGCGATCCTGATGCAGCTGATGCCGGCGCTGACGAAGATGGGCGTGCCGATGCCGCCGGATGTGATGGACTACCTGCCGCTGCCGACCGGGTTTGTCGAGAAGTGGAAGCAGACCGTGATGCAGGCGCAGCAACAGCCCAAGCCGCCCGATCCGAAGCTGATCGAGGTCGGGGTCAGGCAGGAAGAGGTTGCGCTCAAGCGCGACCAGATGCAGCAGCAGGCGGCGGACAAGCATGCCGATCGGCAGCTGGAATGGGCAAATCTCTTGCTCGACGCACAGCGTGAGCGTGCGCGAGCTTTCAATCCCATGGGAGGGCGTCAGTGACCGAAGAGAACCAAGGCGAGCAATCGCAGCCGCAGGATCAGCAACAGCAGCAGCCGGAGGCCCAGGGCGAGCCGCCCGCGCAGCAGGGCGAGCATCAGCCCGAGCAGCCGGAGGCGCAGCGACAGGCGCGGATGGTGCCGTACGACTCGCTGCACGAAGAAAGGCAGCGCCGCCGAGAGGTGCAGGAAGAGCTGCGTCGCGAGCGCGAGCAGATGGCGCGTGAGCGCGACATCGTGAATCAGCGGTTGGCAGTGCTGCATCAACCTCAGGCACAGCAGCGCCCCGCGCCGTCTCGCGACGAAGATCCGGTGAGCTACTTCGAGCATCAGATCGGCGCATTGCGTGAGGGCGTGCAGCAGGCGCTCGAGCCAGTGCAAGCGATTCAGGCGCAGCAGGCGCAGGCCAACCAGATTCAGCAGATCGCGTCGGCCGCGGGCATGCAGGTCGAAGAGTTCCGCGGGGCGACCCCTGACTATGACCAGGCCTATCAGCACGTGCGCAGCCAGACCATCGCCCGATACCGCGCAATGGGGATGAGTGCACAGGAAATTGTCGCGCAGATCAACCAAGACGAAGTGGTTTTCGCTGCCAGAGCGCTGAAGTCTGGACAAAACGTCGGTGAGGCGGTATACAATTACGCGAAAGCCACTGGCTACCAGCCGCAAGGGGCGCAAAAGGGCGCGTCCGAGCAGTTGGCAGCCGAGGCGAAGGCCGCCGCAGCCGCAAGGAACCTCGGTTCCGGCGTGGCGGCCAAAGGCGCGCTCTCTTACGAGGCGCTGGCGTCGATGAGCGATGAAGAGTTCGCGAAGTTGGCGCCGGACGTGAAGATGCGTGCCATGGGCGGATAGCGCCCCGCGTGCTAGATCGGCACGTTAACTCGATCTTGCGTGGCGACCCTCCACGGAAAAACGGGGCAGCGCATGGCCTGCGAGATCGGCCACCACCGCTGTCAACAAATTCCGTGGAGGCCCAGAAATGGCCACGACCGACTATCCGGTCAATCATCCGCTCGCCGTCAAGGTATGGGGGCGCGATCTCTTTCATGAAGCGCTGGCTGAAACTTACTTTTCGAAGTTCAGCGGCAAAGGTACGGATGTTCTCTGCCAGATTCGCTCGGAACTTAACAAAGGTCCGGGCGATCGCATCCGTGTTGGTCTGCGCGTCCAGCTGAACGGCGATGGCACGGCCGGCGATGGCACGCTCGAGGGCAACGAAGAAGCCCTCTCGACGTTCTACGACGACCTCTTCGTCGATCAGCTTCGCCACGCGGTGCGATCGGGCGGCAAGATGTCCGAGCAGCGCGTGCCGTTTTCGGTGCGCAACGAAGCGAAGGCGGGCCTGAAGGACTGGTGGCGCGACCGTCTCGATACCGCGTTCTTCAACCAGCTGTGCGGCTATACGCCGGCCAACGCCGACACTCGCTACACCGGCATGCAGCTGGTCGTCGGGGCGAGCGCCGATCGGGTTGTGCGCCCGAGTACCGTTTCCGACGATCAGAGCTTGAGCACGGGCAACCCGTTCTCCCTGGCGCTGATCGACAAGGCGGTGGAGCTGGCCGAAACCACTTCGCCAATGATCCGGCCGTTCACGATCAACGGCGAGAAGAAGTTCGTCGCGTTCCTGCACCCGTACCAGGTCACCGATCTGCGCACGAACGCGAACACCGGCCAATGGCTGGACATCGAGAAGGCGGCGATGGCCGGCGGCCGGGTGTCGAAGAGCCCGATCTACACCGGCGCGCTCGGCGAATACAACGGCGTGATCCTGCACAAGGCGAATCGCATTCCGCAGGGCGTGCACTCGTCCAGCGGGGCGGTTGTCACGGGGGTTCGTCGGGCGGTGTTCTGCGGCGCGCAGGCCATGCTGATGGGCTACGGGCAGAGAACCTCGGGCGTGTCCGACATGGACTGGGTTGAAGAGAAGTTCGACTACGGCAACCAGCTCGGGGTTGCTGCCGGCCTGATCTTCGGCATGAAGAAAACCGTGTTCAACAGCAAGGACTTCGGAACGATCGTCATGGCGACGTCGGCCGCGGCGCACTGAGGGGGCTGAGATGGCAAAACGCAATCCCCGCGTGTATCACACGCAGCAAGTTCACTACCTGCGCAAGACGGTGGACTTCAACACCACGGGCGTCGCCACTGGCGTGCTCATGGGCACGCTGCCCGCCGGCGCTCAGATCATCGACTGCGTCGTCAACGTTGTGACCGCCTTCAACGCGGGCTCGACCAATGTACTGACGGTCGGCACGAATAGCACGGACTTCAACAACATCATGGGGTCGTCCGATATCACCGAGGGCACCCCGGGTGGTTATCGGGCGCTCACCGGTGCTGGGGTGGAGTTCGCGGCCGACGCCGACGTGTACATCAAGTACACGCAGAGCGGCACCACGGCTGATACCGGCCAGGCGGTGGTCGTGGTCGCGTATGTCCCCAACAACGACCAGTGAGCCGTGCCGCCGGCGCGCGATATGGGCGAAGCGTAGCAAGCCCGTAGAGCCGCCGGCGCCGGTACCGCATGCCGACGTTGGGGGAGCTGAAAAGCGAGATCGCAAGCGACCTGGTCCGAAAGGACCTGGGCGCTGAGATCGATCGGGCGTGTATCGCCGCGCATCGGTTCTATCGGGCGCGGCGCCTGCGCTTTAACGAGGCGCGCACGGTGATGAATACGGCGATCGGACAAGGGGTCTATGGCGTGTCATCTGGCCTGCCTGCGGACATCCTCGAGATCGACAGCATCAGCGTCGATGAAAGCGGGTGGCGCCGGTTGCTTTGCCAGGCTGGTAGCGACGAGATCGAGGCGATGGACAGCCCGAACAGCACGCACAGCGTGCCGGACGTGTGGAGCATTCGCGGAGAAGAGTTGCGGTTGTGGCCGGTGCCGAACAAGGCCTACCCGCTCACGATCTTCTATCTGCAAGACCTGCCGCTTCCCGCCGACGGCGCGTCGAACGCGTGGACGAACCAGGCCGGCGACCTGATCAAGGCGCACGCGAAGCGAATCATCGCGCGCGACAAGCTGCGCGACTTTGAGTATGCCGCGTCGCAGGCCTCGGCAGAGGCCGAGGCGCTATCGATCCTTGTCAGCGAGTCCGGCATGCAGCAGTCGACGGGCCGCATCCGAGGGGGGTGGTAATGCCGACCGAATCCGCCACGTACATCAGCCAGCTTGACGCAGCGCAGCCGGTGGTCAACGCGCCGGCCGGTGAAGGTGATGACCACCTTCGGCTGTTGAAGGTGGTTCTTCAGTCGCAGTTCCCGAATCTCGGGCCGGTCGCGGTCACGGTGCTAGCGGTCGAGTTGAATCGCCTTGCCGGCCTGACCGACAACATCATGACGCTGTTCGGGCTGAAGGCGAATCTCGCCTCGCCCACCTTCACCGGTGCGCCGACGGCGCCGACGCCATCGCTTGCGGACAGCTCTACGCGCATCGCCACGACGGCGTATGTCAACGGCGTTGCGATGTCAGGCATTCCGCCTGAAATCCTCGATCAGATCAATGCGCTCACGCAGGCGCTGGCCGCGCTGGGCACGGCCGCATATCTGAATGAGGGCACCGGTGCCGGCAACCTGATGGCCGTTGGTGCCTTCGGCCTGGGCGGTGCGGCACCGCAGATTTCGAACCTCAACAATGCCAGTGTCACC